GAAGTGCCGCACAGAAGTTGTTCAGCAGAGACTCACACACAGTTGTGTACTCGAACAACCTAGGTGCAATCCAGTTCGACAACTTGATCAAAGTTGACGGTTCAACTGGTAAATCAGGCGTTGACGTGTACGAGACTGCGGCCACCATGGACTTGACTGACGGTTTAAACATCGGTGTTGCATACACTGATGACAAAGTAAACGCAATCGAGTACAAGGGTGCGGGTGCTACATTCGACCTATCTGATGCGACATCGATCGGTTACTCACACACAATCAAGACTGTGGAAAGCACGTCATTGGACACAAAAGCCAATGAAGTGGTAGGATCGCACACAATCGGTGCTACAACTTTCTCTGTTGGTTATGGTGAGATCGTTGATGGCAACAAGTACTGGACCTATGGCGCGGACAAGAAGATCGGTGAGAACTTCAGCATGTACGCCGGTTACGAAGTAACTGACAAGCCTACAGGCACAGACACAACAAGCATGGCGGCCGGAATCAAGTTCACATTCTAATCTGCCTACACTGTGGAGTCGGTCGGGATCAAGAAGGTCAAGGCCGGCTTTACGCTTTTTTACGCTTCGCGTAATTTCTCTTTAAACGCTTATTTGGTAATTTAACGCTTTCGCTTCGCGAACAGAACCTCGTCTCTCTTGTACCTAGGCAATGTGCGATAACCAATAGATTCCATGAACTTGAATATGGGTTTTCCCATTTCTACCTGTTTAGGATTCTTCTGTTCGATCTCTATGTTTAGTATGCAGTCGTTTGTGATCAATGTTTGCTCTGCGCCATGTAAGATATTAAGTTCACTTCCTTGTGTATCGATCTTAATAAAATCAACTTCTGTGAAATTATATGAGTCTAGAGTTTTTGTTTCTAACATGCTCTTTGTCACTCCGTCTGTTGGCATGTGTTCCGCATTGAAGGTGTGAGCACCAGAAAGTGTATTTGATTTATAAAATACCTTCTTTGTGTTTTCACTTCCTAAACCTATGCGATGTAACTTGTAGTTGTCATGATCGCTTAGATTCAATTCTAGGCATTCCGTGTTTGATGCATCTGGTTCAAATATTTCTACTTGTTTGAATTTTTTACACAAGTCCTTACTCCAAAATCCTATGTTTCCACCTATGTCTAAGCCAAGTCTAAATCTACTCACGTATGACAAGGCATGATCACGCGGTTCCTGTTGATACGTGTTTTCGTGTTCGACAAGATATTGAGCGAAGTGTGTGTCGTAGTCTGGTATGTGCCAGTTGTTGATTTTTTGCATGTACCTATTTAAAGGTATTTTTCTAGTCGGAAACCTTTTGAATCATAGCACTCCACGTATTCTGAATTGTTAGAATACCTTACCGTGCCCTGTCCTCGCACCACATCGTAATCACTATACGCGAACGCTTTCTTTATAGTAACATCTATGTATTGTCCATTACCAACACCTAGGGTTAGAAACGTCACGTATCTGCCTTTGTCGCCACGGAACACCCTACCGTTTGCTATCATGCCTGCGAATTCGACCTTGTCCAGATACAGTTCTTTCACATACATTCCGGGCATGAAATCATCATGACTCCACCAACCATACTTCCTGTATTGAAACTCTGGTGTGTCCCATTTGTCGGACTTGCTTGGCGTGACGACATCTATGCCAACACGTTTTGCTTCAGTCCTGTACACCCAACGTTTGTATGATCCCTGACAATGCTTCAAGCAAGACTGCCAGAACTTTTTCTTGTTGTGTGCCTTCTGATATGCCAGTGCCCATATCAGTCTACCCAAGTTGACTGCGTGTGCCCTGCACAATCCAAAACCCGATAGTGATTGTAGCATTGTGATTATCTCGTCCTTGCGTGGATGATCACCTAGCCTTGATATGAACTCCATGATCCTCTCTTCGTTCTTCTTTGCGAACGCACGTCTGTACATGTCTGCCTCGTACTTGTCTATGCCCAGCACCTCTGCGATCCTGTCTATGGCATCGTCCTCGTACACTATCGTGTCACTCATACGTTCCTTGCTCCAGTCATGGAACATGGTCGCTTTCTTACGTCCTGACACTGCCACTGGTCTTATCAGTGCCGTGCCAAACACACAGTCCTTGCTACTCTTTGGTTGTATCGCCCTGAACAGTCTCCTCATGGCCGGACTCTCTGCCTGTGTCACTCCCAGCACGTCTCCGCGACACAAAAGGTCCGAGGTAGCGGCATCTTCCTCCGGGTAGTCTGTTAGTTTCATTGTGGGATCTATCTCTATGAGTTGCGACAAACCACGATTGGCTAAAATGTCCACCTTCAGGTGTTCCAGGTCCTCCACTTCGTTCTTGTCCAGTAGTATTTGATTTTCCGCCGTGAACAGGCTTTTTGGTAGTTGTCTTTGAAACATTAGTATTCCTCCGCAGTGTTTTGATATGCATCTCTTCTTGCCTTTCAATTTGTTCTCGATACGTTTGGCTTCTTTGGTGTCGATGCCTAGCGAATCGTATGTGAACCTGCGGGGTAGGTTACCCTTGACGCCCAAGCGTTTGGCCGCTTCACGCCTTGCTGATTTATCCTTATAGAGCACGTAGTTAGATATCCTAGCACTGCGCCCGGGCCACTTCTTGAAGATCCTCTGCATGACCTCGTCCTGTCGATGATGGGGGAAATCAATGTCAACATCAGGTAGGTCGTCCCTGTTCGGGTTTAGGAATCTTGCCACGGGTATGTCCCACTCCACTGGGTCCACATCTGTTATGCCCAGAAGATAACAGACCAATGACGAACCAGCACTACCACGTGTCATGTGTGGTATGTCTCTTGTCATTGCTATGATATCACATATTTGGATGAAGTAGTCTACGAAACGTAGTTGAAGGATGATGCGAGTCTCCTCGGCTAGCCTATGCGTGTATTCTTCTGTGCCTGGACATTGCCTAATGAATCTATCGTACAGCCTTGTTATGTCGTTCAGTTCTTTGTCTTTCATTTGCCTATGCTTTTATGTTTGCCTGTTATTGCCTTGAGCAAGTATATTTATCTGCGTAGATTATGAAGCGGAAACTTTTTGACGTAATTTATTTTTTGGAATTGAGATATCTCTCTTGTCACAGGCGGCACTGATCACACAAGTATCGCACAAAGGTGATCTTGATTTGCAGACAAGTTTGGCGTGTGTTATCAACCACATGTGAGCACCGTACTTGTACTTGCTTGGTGTGGTATTGTTGACTGTGATAGATGCTTTGCCTTCGTCTAGGCTGTCTGCCCAACCCAGTCTCCACAACATTCTGAACACGTGGGTGTCCACTGCTATGTGAGGTTCACCAAAAACGAATCTCATGACTATGTCAGAACTCTTACGCCCAACTCCTGGCAGTGTCATCAGTTCTTTCTGTGTGCTTGGAACACGACCATCGAACTTCTCTAATAACATCTTACTGGTTGCAAGTATGTTCTTCGACTTGGCGTTAAACAGTCCTGCAGGTTTGATTGCTTCTATGATCTCCTCCTGTGACAGTTTCAACATTTCTTCTGGCGTGTTGGCTAGAGCGAACAGTTGCTTACAAGCAACTGCTGTTCTTTTGTCCTGTGATTGTGCGGATAGCATAACCCCTATCAGACTTGTATAAGCCTTGGAGTATATCTTCGCTTTGGGTTTTTTGTTTGAGTATTCTGGATACAGAGAACTTAACTTCTCGTATATGTGGTCGATGTCGTTATTGTTCTTCATCTGAGTGCAGTTCGTTTAAGAGTTGTCTCAGTTTGCCGCCCTCGACTGTGGCTTTCACTTTTCCTATTGTGTCGCCTTTTGTTGGATCAGGCACTTCCGGCCTAGCATCTGTTGGCGTTCCGCCTCCTGTTACTTTAGATGTCTTCTTTAGATTATCGTATATTGTGCTTCTCTGTTTGTCAAATTGTTTGTACTCGGGATCATCTGCTAGATCTCTGATACGTAAACTATCTACATCAAATTCCAAGTCCACTTTCTGTCCAACACCAGAACTTGATCTAGTTTTCATAAACTGTATCTGATATCTACCACGTTCTTTCATTGCCCTTGATGTGAATATACCTATCACGTTGTCAGCAGTCTGTATCTTGGATAATCCGCCTGAGATGTGAGAGTGATCGAACTCTATCTCTTCAACACTTGCTCTGTTCAACTGTGATGCTGTTGCCAACACACATTGTTTCTCCACGACCAAGTTCCTCAATTCCTCAGACACATACTTGTCCTTGATGAACAAGTCTGCTGGTGATATCTTTTTGCTCTTTGGCATCATGAGATCCAAGTAGTCTATTAGTATACAATCAACTTTTTTCTTGTTCTTAAGTTCTAATTCTTTTAGATATGTTCTTACATCCAACACGTTGCTACCACTTGGCAAGTACTTTATTTGTAGTGTTCCTGCTTTCTTCTTCAACATCTTTACTTTCATCTCAACGTTCTCTATCTCAGGAAACACTTTCTTGGTTGGAATGTTTGTCATCATGGCATCTAGTCTCATAGCAGTAAGTTGCTCAGATAATTCAAATGATATGTAACAAACGTTCAGACCAGCCAGTGCCCAGTTCACCGCAAGATTCTGTAAGAACAAACTCTTACCTGCGCCTGATCCACCTGCAAAGATGTTTAGTTCTCCACGGTTGAAACCGCCAAACAGTTTCTTGTCTAGGTTGTTCCAGCCTGTGCTGATCTGTCCGTTGTTTGCCTTGAGTGCCTCAAGTCTTCCCTTGGGATCCTCAAAGTAGTCTGTACCGAGATCACGTGTCAGTCCCACGTTGACAGCGTCCTTGACCATGTCCTCAACAGGAGCATAGTCACCTTTCTCTAGCATGTCTGCTGACTGTAATATCGCACGTTCAAGTGCTTTGTGTCTCGAGAATGTTTCAAATTCATCTAACAACCAATTGAAATGGCTCGGATCTAAATCTTTTGCCGACTTCAACTTGATATCATGTTTTGCGTTTACCTGCTCTACATCGGGCATCACTTTGTATTCGTCCATGTAGTCCTTGACGAACTTTGCAATTGGTTGCAGTTTTCTATCAAATGACTCTGGTTTGAATATGTTTTGTGCCCGTGCGAATGATTCCGCATCTGCTAGAAGCATTTCTATGTAAAGTTTCTGTACGTCAAATGTATATTCAGCCATGCTATATTATACTTGTTTTTTATTGTTAATCCAATCTAAAAAATGACCAGCAAACATTTTGTGATAATCAATACCAAAATGACTATTATCATTTCCTCGTTCGGCATTGGTTTGGATACCATAATCGGCAAATCCGTATTTTCCTTCTATTAGAAAAATGTTTCTCCAGTTGATACTATCGTATAGACTATCTCTATACAGCTCTAGACTTTGTTTCATTTTAGTTTTTTGTCTTTTAGTAACCATTGTGAAATAATATTCAATGTTTTTGCTTTCACAAAAGAATTGGCACCAGAGTATATTTTTTAGAAACATAATTTCCAAAAAATTATCATCAAAATTATCTAGTACAAATTTTTGATCTCTTTCTTTGTCTTTTTCAGCGATCTGTTTTGCTACCCAATTTTCATTTCCATTTTCCGAAACAGACTGGGAAAAGTTATGGCTTACCACAAAGTTGTACCCTTTTTTTATGAGGTGCAATCTTTCTGGATATGTGAACATAATCATAACAATGTTTTGTTTTGTTGTATGTCGTGCTAATCGTAAACAAATTGTGTCATTAGAACAACCCGGATAAGAAAAATTTTTTATCTGTGAAGCAGGAAACATGTGATAGGGCCATGAATGTAGACTATGTTGTTGCCATGGTCTATCATGTCCACAATCCTCCAAGCCGTCGCCGTAAGTGTGTGAATCTCCAAAAAGGTTTACTATTTTATCCATACATCTTTCTCTTCAGGTCTATTTTCAATTTTGTTGTTTCTGTGGTTTTGAGGATTGATTGTATTGTAAACAATCTTCCGTATCTGGAAACCGCATCAGCAACATCGCCGACTGTTTTTTCCCATTCCGGAAAAGC